AGACAGTCGAGCCGTCCGCGCGCGCGATGGTCAGCCAATTGCCCAAGAACGCCCCGGTCACGCTGTAAGCGGCGAGAGAGAAATTCGCCCCAGCGTTGCCCGCGCCCTCGGCCGTCCCGTCGCCCAGCGTCAGCCCCCAGCGGGGAACATTGGCGCCCATGCCCAAAATGGTGCGCTGACTGCCGCCGGTCACCGGGGCGTTGAGCACCATGGAATTGCTTCCTTGGACGGTCAGCACCTGATTGACCGTCAAGCTTCCCGTGACGGTGCCGCCCGAAAGGGGGAGGTAAGGCCCGCCGGTGACCGGCGTGACCCAGGACAAATTGCCGCTGCCGTCCGTCGCCGGCACCTGGCCGAGCGAACCGCCGCCGATCTGCAGCTGCGCCACCGTCGGCAACGAGCAAACGGCATTCCCGGCGAACAGAAGCGCGCCGCCCGTCACCGCACCGCCCACCGCCAGATTGGTCTGCCCGGTAAACGTGCCGCCCGCAGCCGGGACGACGAGGTTCCAAGCCCCTAACGTCCGCCCATAAGTCTGATTGTCGGGCGCTTCCTCGACGCCGGCCCCATGCGCCTCGAGGTACTCGAGGGTGACCGCCTCCATCGGCTCGACCGGATCGCGCGCCAGCATGACCGGATCGTTGAAACTGACAACGCCCGTCGCCCGTACAATGTCCATTGGGCTGTCAATAAGCGCGCCCGTGTCGTCAAAGCGATCGATGCGAAAGTCGGCCGCCGGCGTGCCGTCATTGAGGACGAGCGACCATAGCGATTTGCCGTTTTGAACCGACGTGATCGCGCCAGGCGACCCCTTGATGGTGATGCTGTCGGCGATCGCCGGGCCGCCCGGCGGCGCGCAGCCGCATGTGCCCGCCCAATCGCCGGGGGGCGTCAGGGGACCGCCAGGCGTCCAATCGCTCGGAAGGCTGTCGCCATTGATGTCGGTCCAGCCGTCCGTCATCCGAAACTTCTCCCGCGCGGACGGGTGACGCGCGAGCCGCTCGCTTTCGAGCGCAGATAAAGCGCGTTGAGTTTTTGGATTTCGTCTTCGGTCAGCTGTTTCATGTTGCCGGCTGATTGCTCTTCGCCGACCGCGTGCAAGGCGCTGTGCATGAGCGCGGCGTGCAAATAGAGGCTCGGATATTTGGTGTAGAGCCAGCTTTGCTGCGTGTCGGAAAAAACCGGAACCTCGCCGAAATAGGCGATCTGGTAGCCGAGCCCTTCGATATCGTCGGGCGTGCCGCCGAAGAAAATCGTGCGGCCTTCGATGGTGTAGTAGCGCACCGCCCACTTGTCGGGGAGTTTGAAAAACTCGTCGCGGGCCATGTAGCGAATGGGCGCAAAGCCGCTCGGCACGCTCGGGTTTTCAACCTGCACCAAGTCCATCGCCAGCCAATTGTCGGGGAGCGTGGCGCAGCGTTGGGTGACGGTGTTTTGCGCGTTGCAAATCATCCGGTCGACGCGGAGCTCGGCGTTGAATTTCTGTTCGGCCATGCGCACGAACGACGTGACGAGCGTAGGGCTCCAATCCTGGCGGTTGGCCCATTCGGCGATCGCACTTGTGAAGTCCGAGAAGTCGGTCAAAGGCGCCCCATGAACAGCAGGATCAGGACGACGATGAGGATGATGCCGACGACCCCGATGCCGCCATTGCCGAAGCCGTAGCCGGGCCCCCACGGCGCGCCCTGATAGAAATGAGGACCGACCCCGCCAAGCAGCACGATGATGAGGATGACGAGAAGAATGAGGCCGAGCGGGCTCATGGCGGACCGTCCTTTCTGTTGCGGCTGAGCCAATAGGCGACGACGGCGCCGAAGGCGGCGACTAGGCCGCCGATCGCGCCCGACGTGATTTCATCGGACGGCACGGTGAAGAGCGCGCAGAAGGTGACCAGGCCGAGAAAGCCGAGCACGACGAGGAGCGAAATGGTGAGCGTGCCGCCGGTCGCGTCGAACCGGCTGGTGACGACGAGCAAGATCGTCGTCAGAAAGACGGCGATCGCCAGACCGAGCGACGCCGGATAATCCAAGAGCTTCGGGACCGGCGGCGGGTTAACGAAGTCGGCCATTAGCCTTTCGCCTTCCAGCGCGCGTAAGCGTTCGCCATCTTCTTGTCGTAGGCGTTTTGAGCGTAGGCGGGCCCGTTGTAGCCGCGCGCGAAGGCGGCCCAATTCTTGGCGCGCAAGGGCCCGTCGAGATTGTTGGCTTTGATGAAGGCGACGAAGGCGTCGAGATGCGCCGCCGCGCCGCCGGTCCACATGGCGTCGACAAACGCTTGGCTCGTGTCGAAGCCGCATTGCTTGTGGTTCTGCCCGAGGATTTGAAACGTGCCCCAGCTGCAGGCCTTGTTGGCGGCGTCGGCGTCGAGTTTGCGCGCGTCCTCATAGCGGGCGTGCTGCGCCGCGCCGGTCGCGCCATAGAGCGAGCGATCCCACTTCGGCGAGCTCAAGGCGACGCCGCGCCGATCCTTGGCGTTGCTATGCTTGCCCTTCGTCTCGGCGTGGAAAATATGCGCCTCGTAGAGGATCGCCGGGCGGCCGTCGGCAATGAAGCCCTGGCCGGGCGCGCCGGCCTCGACTTCGGCGACGGCGCGAATGGCGGCGACTTCGACGTTGAGCTCTTTCGCCGCGCGCGCGAAATCCTCGTCGGTCAGGGTCGTCGAGCTCATTTGCCCTTCGGGCCCTTCTTCGGCTTCTTCTCACCAGGCCTGTGTGACATCACAATTTTCCTTTCCAGATGCGGAAGGGCTCGGCCTCGCTCGAGTTGAGCCAGCGCTTCCAATCGTCCTCGCTCCATTGCTCATGAATAGAGCGCTCGTAGATCGACACGGGGATGCGGGCGGCGACCTTGTTGACGCCGGTGTTGGCCATGAGCTCGCGATCGCGGGCGACGCTCTCGAGGATCGGCTCGACGTCTTGCGTGGTTTGGACTGTGAATTGATCCGGCCGCTCGTCGTCGGCGATCAAGGTGCGCTTCACGCCGTTGGCGTCCGCGTAGACAAAGGCGCGCTGCATGCTATGGTCCCTTCGGTTCTCCTTTGAGCGGGATTGACCGAAGGGTTGGGGCGGCTTGTCAGGGCCGCCCCTTTTTTTATTTCGTGATGCCGTTGAACAGGATGTGCGCCAAGCTGTTGCGCATCTCGAGGCCCCACTCGACCACGATCATGCGGGTTTCGGCGTCGCCGGTGCGCGCCATCAAGAACTGACGGAAGGCGCGGAAGAAGGCGACCGCCGCATAGTCGGGATCGATCAGCAAGCCGACGTCGACCGGAACCCAACGCGACGGGGCGACCTTGATGCGGCCGAAGTCGGTCGCGATCACGTCAATGGTCGAAACCACTTCGGTCTTGCCGACCAAGACTTGGGTGGTCGACCGGCCGACGAAGGTCGAAATCGTGCGCTTGGGGCCTGGCGGCACGATCCATAAGGTCGGGCTCGCGCCGTTGGTGTAGGCCTGTTGCATCGCGTCGCCGAGCATCGCTTCGGTGATTTGAACCGGCGTGCCGGGGACCGGAAAGGCGTCGGTGGCCAGGACCGGAACGCCGGTGGTGACCGTGCCGGGCGCGATCGCGGCGTTCGCGGCGCCAAACTTGTCCTTGGCGCGCGCCACCCAATGCGAGAAGCCCTCGCTGACCCGAGCGACGGGGCCGGTGTCGTTGCCGTCGTTGCGCGCCTGGCGACTACAGAGCGCCATCTCCATGTCGCTCTTGAGGACCTTGGAGGCGAGCGCCATCTGGTGCGCCATTTCCGAGCCCTTGCCCGCCGCGTCGCTCTCCTCCTGCGTGCCCGACACGGTCGCGTCGCGCTCTGAGATTTGGGTGACGTTGTTCTGGCGGATGGTCGGCTGCGCCGGCGCGTTGGCGAGCACGAAGCCTTCTTGCTGCGCGTTGGGCGCGCCAGGCGTGCCCACCGCAGGCGCGCCAGGAATAGAGGGCGACGCTGCGATCGGCAAATTCTCAGTTTGCCAGTCGAAAATCCTGTTCTTTACATTGCGCCGACGAATAGCCGACATAACCGGCGTGTCGAACGGGTCAATGTTATAGATGGCGTTAGATAAATCTTCTCGGTTTCCCACCGCTTGATAGGTGGTGAAGGCGTTGGTGACCTTTGGCATTGTCCGACCTCATCGAATGAGCCTAGCCATGACTGAGGCCGCGTCGTCTAAGCGGCCCGATTTCGCCAATTTGCTTTGGGCTTCGTCGATATGTCGGCGCGTCACATTCCCTACGGGGGTAGCAACTCCGGGTGTCAACGTCTTGCCTTTGCCAGGAATGATCGCCTTTGGCTTGGTCGATTGCCCCTGGTCGTAGAGCGCCGCCTTCCTCAACACGCGGAGCATCCGCTTGTCGTAGGTTTGGGCGAGCTCGGCCTCGCTGAAACCTTCCTTGCGGCCATAGGACCGCATGAGGGTCAGGGTTTCAGTGAGGGCTTTTTCGTCGGGGATTTTGGCCTCCCTGACGAAATCGGTGAATTGGTTGATTGCGAAGTCCTTGGACCGCTTGTCGTATTCGGCCTGCGTCTCGTGCGCGGCGCGTTGGAGCTCGCTGTCGATCCAATGCCGCTTTTGGTAAATCTCGGCATAGGTTTTCTGTTTTCGGTGCGCGGCCGCCGGGTCGGCCTGAAATTCGGCGTCCCAATTGGGCTCTTCCGGCGTCATCTGCGCGATCAGGGTGTCGAGATAGGTGAGCTTTTGCCGATAGACGTCGCGCGCCTGGCCAACGTTGCCGGCCTCTTGCTCGACCGCCTGGCGCGCCTGGTCGACTTGCGACATGCGCTTGTGAAAAGTCTCGGTGCGAATGTAGCCTTTGATGCACTCGTCGAGACTGACCGGCTTTTCCTCGCCGTCGACCGTAACCTCGAGCTTTTCGACCGGCTGGCCGTTAAGCGTCAGCGCCCACTTTTCGCCTTCGGCGTCTTCGCCGGATGCCCCTTCGGCGTCGCCCCCCTCGTCAGCCCCTTCGCCGTCTTGATCGTGTTGCTCGGGCTTGTCGTCGCCCCCGGCTTGCTCATCATCTTCGCGTAGCTGTTTCCCTTCGCCAGGGGCCCGTCGAGCGGGCGTGGGCTTGTCCGGTAGCTCTTCGTCCCCTTGCTCAGCCCGACCATCGGCAATCCTCCTCTCGCGGGCGACCAGACGCGGATCGGGGCCGCCGTCGCGCGTGTCGCCGGTTTGCTCGTCGCCCTCGACCGGGCGCGGTTCGAACATCGGTTCGGGTCGGGCGCTGGTCGCGGCGAAACGGCCGCCAGTGTCCCGAGGCTGCGCGCCTTGCGGGTTTATCGCCGCTTGAAAAGCGGAACTAGCTTGGTCTAGTCCCTCTGGCACGGTCCGCAGCCATCCGGTAATCGTTCATGAGAACAGCGATTTCGGCGGCGATCTGCGTCAAACACTTTAACTTGGCAACTAGCTCGAGCTTTTCTTCGGTGCTT